CCTTGCTCAGTCCCTGATTGAGACCAAGGAGACCCTGTCTGCCAACGTTCTGAACAATGCCTTCACTGGCGGTCAGTACGCTGGTGGTGACGGTGTTGCTCTGAACAGCGCTTCGCACCCAATCGTGAACGGCACGTTCAGCAACCTGCTGTCTACGGCAGCCAACCTGTCCCAGACTTCTCTGGAACAGATGCTGATCCAGATCCGTCAGGCTGTGGACAACAACGGCAAACGTATTCGTCTGGTCCCCCGCCAACTGGTGGTCGCTCCGGGCAATGTGTTCCAAGCTGAAGTCCTGCTGAAGTCTGTTCTGCGTGCTGGTAACGCGAACAACGACATCAACCCCATCAAGTCGATTGGCTTGCTGGACGAGGGTGCCGCTGTTATCTCGCGTCTGACCAGCCCTACCGCATGGTGGGTGCAGACTGATGCTCCAGAAGGCATGAAGCTGATGATGCGCCGCCGCCTTGAGAAAACCATGGAAGGTGACTTTGAAACCGACACCATGCGTTACAAGGCGACCGAGCGTTACGATGTCGGTTTCACTGACCCCCGCGCCCTTTACGGCACGGCTGGCGTCTAAACCAAAGGTGGGGGCTTCGGCCCCTACTCTTTAAGGAGCAACAAATGGCACAAACCTATTTCGGTTCTACCCTGCGTGCAGGTTCTGACACTCTGACTGATACTGTGGACGGCGGCTTTGTCGTCATGTCACAGACAACCACTGTGACCACTGCTGCCGCAGGCACTGCTACCAGTGCAACGCTTACTCTTCCCGCTTCTTCGCAGATTATCGACCTCGTTGCCGATATGACCGTGAACGAAGTGGTTGGTGCAGGCACTGCCACTACCATCCCAATGACCATCGGCACAGCCGCCGCAGGCACACAATATGTGTCTTCGACTGATGTATTCGCTGGCGGTCGTATTGCACTTACTTTTACAGCCGCGCAGTTGACCGCAATGAGCGACATCGGTAGCAATACCTCTGTTGTCGTTACGCTTGATCCAAACGGCACGATCGTTACAACACAGGGCGTTATTCGCCTGACCGTTGTGTACGCTCAGAAAGTCTAAGGGGAGCACATCATGGGTCAATTCAAGCCAATGGTGAAGATGGAGACCACCGAGCCTTCAGTTGAACTGAAACTGAAAAAAGGTGGCTGCGTCACTTCTGCAAAGAAGATGATGAACGGCGGCGTTATGGGCGCACTGTCGCAAGCACCGGCCCCCGGCGCTCGTGGCGGTATGTCCCCAGCAATGCGCCCACGCAAGCCATCGATGATGGACCGCCGCAAGGCCATGATGGGTAAAACCATGATGGCTAAGGGTGGCGCCATGGACGCTCTGGAGGCTCACGCCGACAAGCCTGCCAGCAAGGCCCACAAGGGTCTTAAAACTGGCGGCGTCATGAAGTCACCGAAGCCCGGCAATTACGCCACTGGTGGCGTTGTGAACGGTCAAGGCGGCTTTAAAAAAGGCGGCGCTATTGCCAAGAGCGGCATTATCAACACTGAAAATCAAGGTGGCGAATATCGCAACACCAAGATGGTCACAACAAAAGTTGATACCAACTCTGCGCCAACTGGTGGCGTGAAGCTGGGTAATGCTGGCGGCTACAAAAAAGGCGGTGCTACAAAAAAGCACTTCGCCACGGGGGGAGCTGTTAACAACAGCGGCCACGCCGTGGCGATGCCCGCAAAGCCAGCGTCCAAAGCAGTCTCTAACGATCGTCAATCCGGCACCTTCAAAAGAGGTGGCACGGTAAAGATGTCGGATGGCGGTTCAAGCACCGACAAGGAGTCTTTCTTTGACAAAAACAAAGTAGACCCCAAGACCGTTAGCGACAAAGCAAGCCGAGAGCTTGAAGATGCGATGAACCCCTTGAGTATGGTGAAAGAACTTTACGGCAAGGCGCGTAATGCGTTTCGCGGTAAGCCAACGCCAACTCCAAAGGGACAGGGTGCAGTGACTGAGACGGAGAAATCCATCACAGTCTCACCAGCGGGTAAGAAGCGCGGCGGAAGCGCTTGTTGAAAACGAGTGGGGGCTACGGCCCCCGCTTTTAATTTATTTTGGAGAGCCACATGGGAACTTATTCTTCTGCAACACGCCAAGGTGCGTATGAGCCATTTGAACTGCAAGTAGCCCGTGGGCAAGTTGATGGTCACAACACCTTATATAAATTTGGCGTTAACACTGATGTTGGCACGAATTCTGAAACAGTTTGGTCGCAAGGTGGTTTATATGTGTACCTCGCCTCTGCCACTGTAATGAAAATTTCTAGTTCAAGCGCAGACGATTCTTCCGCTGGAACTGGCGCAAGAACAATTGCTATTTTTGGTCTTGATGCAAATTACAACGAAATTAGCGAGTCTGTCCTTTTAAATGGGCAAACAGCAGTTAACACTGGCAATAGTTACTTGCGCATTCTTCGTATGTTTGTGACTACAGCAGGCTCTAGTGAAACTGCCGCAGGTACTATCTACGCGGGTACAGGCAGTGTTACTTCTGGTGTGCCTGCAGCCATCTATGGCTTGATTACTTTAGGCGCAAACCAATCACTAATGGCGTTTTGGACTGTCCCAGCAGGATACACTTTTTATTTGCTTGGTTTATTCCTTACATCTGGGAACACAGGCGCTAATACATACACAATTTTCCAGTTTTTTCAGCGTCAAGTTGGAGGCGTGTTGAGATTGCAATCTTCTGCACGAATTTCTGCTAGTGGTAATTCTCAAGTTCCCTTGAACCCTCCTCTTTCTTTTGTTGAAAAGACAGACCTCCAAATAAGGGCATTTTCTTCTTCTGGCGGGTCAAATGTGTCTGCTGAGTTTGAAGGCATCTACATTAAGAACCCTGACTAATCATGCCAAGCAAATCACCAGCTCAACACAAACTGATGGATGCGGTTGCGCACAACCCTAAGTTTGCAAAAAAGGTTGGCATTCCCACAAAGGTTGGGAAAGAATTTGTTCGTGCTGACAAAAAGATGGCTGATGGCGGCAAAGTTAACGCTGCTGGCAACTACACCAAGCCAGAGCTTAGAAAGCGTATTGTCTCAGCGGTTAAGTCTGAGGCTACGCAGGGCACAGGCGCAGGTCAATGGAGCGCAAGGAAGGCCCAGCTTGTGGCAAAGCGGTACAAAGCCGCAGGTGGTGGTTATCGTGATTAAAAAGCCTCAACAATCCCTCAAAGACTGGGGCAAACAAGATTGGACAACCAAAAGTGGCAAAAAATCTTCTGAAACTGGTGAGCGATACCTTCCAAAAGCTGCGATTAAAAGTCTTAGCCCTGCTGAGTACGCTGCAACGACCAAAGCAAAAAGAGTAGGCAAAGCCGCAGGAAAGCAATTTGTAGCGCAGCCCAAAAAGATCGCCAAGAAAACAGCCAAATACAGGTTCTGACCATGCCAAAAAACAACGCAACAGTCGCCAAGTCGCTAAAGAAGGCTGGCTTCTACGAGCCGTCTAAAAGCAAGCCTGAGCGGGTCAAAATCATCAACAAGGTGACGACCAAGCCTCAGCGGCTAAACATGGTTGAGAAGATGTTCTCGGACAAGAAGCTCAAGAGCGGTGGCGGTGTGTCTCTTGCTGTTGGGCGGGGTGAAAAATTGCCAGTAGAAAAGGGCGCTGGCCTTACAGCCAAGGGCCGAGCCAAATACAATGCAGCAACGGGCAGCAACCTCAAGGCACCCCAGCCCCAAGGCGGCTCACGTAAGGACTCGTTCTGCGCACGGATGTCGGGCATGCCCGGTCCGCTCAAGGACGAAAAAGGTAAGCCAACCCGCAAAGCGGCGGCGTTAAACAGATGGAAGTGCTGATATGGCTTACTCGGACACCTACGGTCAGGTCTACAACGTCCAAACGCTAATTGACCACGGCGCACGCAGGTGCGGGAAGTTGGCCGAAGAGTTGACTTCTGAGCAGCTTTTGAGCGCTCGGGAGTCTTTGGGCTTTGTGATGAGCAACCTGATCAACATTGGCATCCAGTACTGGGCCATCGAGAAGAAGGTTTTTGGCCTCACGCCAGAGAAGTATCAGTACACCCTGCCTGATGGCTCCAATGATGTCTTAAACGCCCTGTACAGGACGATGACGCGCACCACTGGCAGCTACACATCAAGCGCTGGCGGCACGGCTTCAAACGCTGGTGACGAAGACATTGACACCTTCTGCCAGCAAACATCGGCAAACGGCAACATTTCAATCAATTTTGGGACTGGCAACCCGATCTATGCTGGCTCAATTGGGCTTTTGCCCTACGTTTCTGGTGGCGGCAGCGCTACTTGGACGCTGACACTCGAATATTCGACCGACAACATCACTTACAACACGCTTCAGAGCCTTGGAACGGTCGTTGTGACCGACAACAGTTGGATCTGGACCGACATTGACCCCGGCCAGAGCGTTCAGTACTACCGAGTGCGGATTTCTGGTGGTGCAACCCTTGCTTTGCGCGAGTTTTACGTTGGAAACAACTCGACCGAGATCACCATGTCTCGTTTGAACCGTGACGACTACACAAACCTGCCAAATAAGAACTTTACGGCCAATCAGCCGTACCAATACTGGTTCAACCGCACGGTCCCGAACCCTGAGATCTATCTTTGGCCCACTCCAAGCAACCCGTTCGTCCAAATGACGGTCTGGTACAGCAAACAGGTCATGAATGTGGGTGATTTGACCAACGAGCTTCAGATTCCGCAGCGCTGGTACTTGGCCGTGGTCAATATGCTGGCCCATCAGATGGCGATGGAGCTTCCTCAGGTGGGGCTGGACCGAGTCCAGTACCTTGAGGCTCAGGCAGAGAAGACCTTGGCCTTGGCTGAGGCAGAAGAGCGGGATCGTTCACCGATCTACTTTGCGCCCAATATTGGCGTCTACACGAGGTGATTCATGGGCATGTTCCTTGACACCATCGGAAATGCGTCTCTGTCGATCTTCATCTGCGACCGTTGCAGGATGAAACGCGCCATGGATGAGCAGATGTCAGACCCAAACTTCCCCGGTTTGAAGGTTTGTCAACAGGGGTGTGCTGACCAAAAAGACCCCTACCGACTGCCTGCCCGAAAGACTGAGCGTATAAATCTCAGATTTCCTCGCCCGGATGTATCTGTGGCTGTTGATCCAAACAACCTTGTGACCGACAATCAGGGTGACTACATCATCTCGACTGAGGGCAACACAGATACACCGGAAAATAATGGCAACCTCGACGGAATATCGGTGACACCATAATGGCAAATCAAACCATCACGCAA